GAATGGTGGAAAGTCTGGGAGAATGAAAGACCACCAAAATGCGAGTTTATTATCCAAGGTTGGGACACCGCCTTTACCAAGAATGAGCGTTCAGACTATTCAGCCTGTACAACTTGGGGTGTTTTCTTTATGAATGAAAACGAAAATGATGCCCACGTTATTCTTTTGGACGCCTTTAAAGAACGGCTAGAATTCCCTGAATTAAAGGAAAGAGCCTATCAAATGTATAAGGAATGGGAACCCGATGCGTTTATCGTAGAGGCGAAAGCTTCAGGAAGCCCTCTTATATTTGAGTTAAGACGCATGGGTATACCCGTATCAGAGTTTACACCTACTCGTGGTAATGATAAGATCACGCGTATGAATTCGGTAACGGACTTGTTTGCTTCCGGAAAAGTCTGGGCGCCTCGAAAAAGGTGGGCAGAAGAAGTGATTGAAGAGATGGCAGCCTTTCCAAATTCTGACCACGATGACTTAGTTGACTCCTCGACTATGTGTCTGATTCGTTTTAGAAAGGGTGGATTTATCCGTTTACCCACGGACGAAGAAGATGAACCGATTGATTTTAGACGCAAAACCGCGTATTACTAGGAAAAACTATGGCAATTGAAAAAGCACTATACCAACTACCCGAAGGCATGGATTCATCACAGGAACCCGCCATTGATATTGAAGTTGAAGATCCAGAATCATTAACTATTGGTATAGATGGGTTAGAGATTACCCTAGAGCCAGAAGAGGAAAGCGATCAAGACTTTGGCGCTAACCTAGCGGAGTACTTAAGTGAAGGCACTTTAACTGAAATTGCTGGAGATTTAATTGGCGATTTTGATTCGGATATCGCCTCGCGTAGAGATTGGATTCAGGCTTATGTAGACGGCCTAGAGCTTTTAGGCATGAAGATTGAAGACCGCATGGAACCGTGGCCCGGAGCCTGTGGTGTTTATCACCCACTGCTTTCTGAAGCAGTCGTTAAGTTCCAATCAGAAACCATTATGGAAACGTTTCCAGCCTCTGGTCCCGTAAAGACTCAGATTATCGGCAAGGAAACACCTGAAAAGAAAGCTGCCGCTGAACGTGTTCAAGCGGATATGAACTACCAGTTAACAGACGTAATGCAGGAATATCGTCCTGAGCAAGAGCGTTTACTCTGGGGCTTGGGTATTGCAGGTAACGCATTTAAGAAAATCTATTACGATCCAAGTCTTCAACGGCAAGTCGCTATGTATGTTCCTGCTGAAGATATGGTGGTTCCTTATGGCGCCTCCAGTCTTGAATCAGCAGAGCGTGTTACCCACGTTATGCGCAAAAGCGAAAATGAACTACGCAAACTTCAAGTTGCCGGATTTTACCGCGACATAGACTTAGGTGAACCAGACAACGTATTAGATGAAGTAGAAAAGAAAATTGCAGAGAAGCTTGGTTTTAGAGCGACTTCAGATGACAGATTTAAAGTTTTGGAAATGCACGTTGACCTTGACTTAGAAGGTTACGAGCATGAAGATGAAGATGGAGAACCTACAGGGATTGCTTTACCTTATGTTGTAACCATTGAAAAAGGTAGCAATTCAGTTTTGGCAATCAGGAGAAATTGGAACCCAGATGATGAAACTCATAAGAAACGTCAGCACTTTGTTCATTACGGCTATATTCCCGGTTTTGGCTTTTATTGTTTTGGTCTCATTCATCTTATCGGGGCTTTTGCTAAGTCAGGCACTAGTATCCTCCGCCAGCTTGTTGATGCAGGGTCACTTTCAAACCTGCCGGGTGGCTTTAAGACCCGTGGCTTGCGTGTTAAAGGAGACGACACACCGATAGCGCCCGGAGAATTCCGCGACGTTGATGTACCAAGCGGTACGATGAAAGACAACATTATGACCCTGCCGTACAAAGAGCCATCAATGGTTCTGGCTGGGTTGTTAGATAAGATCGTAGATGAAGGCCGCAGATTTGCTTCTGCTGCCGATCTTAAAGTTGCAGATATGTCAGGGAATACCCCGGTAGGAACAACCCTTGCTATTCTGGAAAGAACTTTAAAAGTGATGTCTGCCGTACAAGCCCGTATTCATTATTCAATGAAGCGCGAGTTTAAGTTACTAAAGACTATTATTGCAGATTACACCCCTGAAGAGTATTCATATGACCCAGCAGAAGGTGACCGTAAGGCTAAAAAATCGGACTATGACGATGTAGAAGTTATTCCAGTATCCGATCCAAATGCAGCTACGATGAGCCAAAAGATTATGCAGTATCAAGCTGCTCTTCAATTAGCTCAATCAGCGCCACAACTTTACAACATGCCTTTGTTGCATCGCCAGATGTTAGATGTTTTAGGAATCAAGGACGCAGCTAAGTTAGTACCTTTACCAGATGATCAAAAACCGCGCGATCCAATTACGGAGAACATGGATAACCTTAAGGGTAAACCCCTAAAGGCTTTCTTATATCAAGATCACGATGCCCATATTGCAGTGCATCTAGCGCTAATGCAAGATCCAAAAATCATGCAAACGATTGGTCAAAACCCACAAGCTCAAATGATTATGAATTCTTTAATGGCTCACATTCAAGAGCATTTAGGTTACGCATATCGTAGACAGATGGAAGAAATGATTGGCGTTCCAATTCCTTATAGCGAAGAAGAAGACTATGAATTACCAGAAGAGATAGAACTTCAGATTGCTAGATTAGCCGCGCCCGCAGCACAGAAATTATTGCAAATTGACAAGACGGCTGTTGCAGCGCAACAAGCACAACAAGCAGCACAAGATCCATTGATTCAAATTCAGCAAGCGGAATTACAAATCAAGGCTCAAGAAGCTCAAACTAAGCAAATGAAAGCACAGTCTGATGCGCAGGCTAAAGCACAACAAATGGCTATTGAGCAAGAAAGAATCGCATCACAAGAACGTATAGCGGGAATGCAAATAAACGCTAAAGTACAAAAAGACAATGCAGATCTACAAATTCAACGCGAAATTGAAGCTGCAAGACTTATGTCTAAATCAACAACGGAAGCAAACAAACTTGGAGTGGATATTGCCAAGCACAACCAAATGATGTCCAAACAAACGAATAGAGGTTAACGATGTTAGAAAAAGCGCTTAATCATTTAACTGAAAAGATAGATGACAAAGTTCAACGATTGCAGGAATCCCTTGGTACAGGAGCAGCTAAAGACTATTCCGACTACCAAAAGATGTGTGGTGAAGTTCAGGGTCTGTTGACCGCACGTCTTTTTATCGCAGACCTTGCAAAAAACGTGGAGAACTCGGATGAGTGACCAAACGGTAGTAGATTTAGGTAGGGCGGTAGATTTATCAGCATTACTCAACAAAGAAGCAGATGAAAAAGCACGACAACTTCCCATTCCTTCAGGATATCGCATCCTATGCGCTATCCCAGAGGCTGAAGAAGAGTATGAAAGTGGCATATTAAAGTCTAGCGACACCATTAATTTCGAAGAAAAGCTGGCAACAGTCCTATTCGTGGTTCATTTGGGGCCTGATTGTTACAAAGACGACAAGCGATTCCCTACGGGTCCTTGGTGTAAGCAGGGCGACTTTGTAATTGTTAGACCAAACGCTGGAACACGCCTCTTAATTCATGGTCGTGAATTCAGATTGATCAACGACGATTCCGTAGAATCCGTAGTTCAGGATCCTCGCGGCATTAAACGCGCTTAAGGAGTAAAAAATGGCTGAAAATCAACAAGAGATGGAAGAATTTGAATTTCCTGACGAAATAGAAGAGAAAAAAGCACCAGAACCTGAAGTTGAAGCTAAATCTGACATAGATATCGAGATTGAAGACGATACCCCACCCGCTGATCGTGATCGTAAGAACTTACATCCATCAGTTGTTAAGGAATTGGAAGAAACCGAGCTAGATAAGTACCAAGATGAAGCTAAAGACAAGCTTAAACAGCTTAAAAAGGTCTGGCATGACGAACGTAGAGCCAAAGAAGCTGCTTTACGTGAGCAACAAGAGGCTGTACGCGTTGCAAAAAGGTTTATGGATGAGAATAAAACCCTCAAAGAACGCCTTTCCAACGGTGAAACAGCATATGTTGACACAGTAAAACAGGCTACAGCGCGAGAAATGGATATGGCAAAAGCTGAATTCAAGTCTGCGTATGAATCTGGCGATGCAGACAAGCTTTTAGAAGCTCAGGAAAAAATGACCGCAGCTAGTTTGCGGATGGATAAAGCGCAGAATTATCAGCACGTTTATCAAAAAGCTTTACAAGAAGAGAAAAACGAGGTACAAAGCAATAATCAGCAAGTAACAACGCCCGATCATAAAGCAGTAAGCTGGCAAAAACGAAATGATTGGTTTGGTCAAGATGAAGAAATGACCAGTCTTGCTCTAGGATTGCATGAAAAGTTAGTTCGCAGTGGTGTATCGGCTGGATCTGATGAGTACTACAACCGCATTGATAACACAATGCGTAAACGATTCCCCGAAAATTTCGAGGATACTAACGACGCGGAAGATGAACCTGTAAAGGAAAATCGACCAAAAGCTAGCACGGTAGTAGCGCCAGCAACGCGCAGTACGTCTCCTAAAAAAGTACGTCTGAGCAAAACGCAAGTTCTCTTGTCTAAAAAACTAGGACTGACCCCTGAGCAATATGCCCGTGAACTAACTAAATTGGAGGCCCAAAATGGCTGAAGTAAGAACAAAACGTGATGTAGAAACCCGTGCAACTTATGAGCGACCTACAGAGTGGTCGCAACCTGAATTGCTCCCTGAGCCTGACAAAGAGGCTGGTTTTTCGTATCGATGGATTCGTGTCTCGAACCTAAACGTAGCAGATCCTCGCAATCTTTCAGCAAAACTGAGAGAAGGTTGGGAACCCGTTAGAGTCGAAGAACAACCTAAATTTCAACTCTTAATCGATCCCAATAGTCGCTTTAAGGACAATATTGAGATTGGTGGATTATTACTTTGCAAGACTCCGACTGAGTTTGTCCAGCAACGCAACGCGCATTATGCGAAGCAAAGCCAAGCCCAAACGGAAGCTGTAGATAATAATCTTATGCGCCAAAGTGACCCAAGGATGCCTCTCTTTTCAGAGCGAAAATCCTCGACGAGCTTTGGTAAAGGTTCTTAATTTTTATATCTAGGAGATTTAAATGGCTTATCCAACCGTTTCTGCTCCCTATGGTCTAGTCCCCGTTAACCGTGCTGACTTTATGCCCTATGCTGGGGCTACACGTCAACTACCAATCGCCAGTACTTATAACACTGCGATTTACAACGGTGACGTAGTTATGATCAAAGGTGGCAATGTTATTAAATCTAACGTTACTGTAGATTCAACCACAGACAATACCGCTAACTTAACTTATGGTGTGTTTATGGGTGTTCAGTACGTTAATAGTCAAAGTCAGCTAGTTCAAGCTCAATATTACCCCGGTAATGCTGCTGCTACTTCTGCTGTTGCTTATGTTGTTGACGATCCTATGGCAGCTTTTAAAGTAGCTATTACCTATTCTGGTAACACTACTATTACTACAGCTAACTCGTCTGTTGTTGGTACTAATCAAACTCTACGTCAAGGTACAGGATCAACCACTACTGGTGATTCCGCCGTTTCGCTTATTGCTCCCGTAGTTGGTAGCGGTAACGCAGCGACAGCACCTGTTCGTGTGATTGCAGTAGTTCCTGAAACAGCCTCTGGCTCAAACGCCTACACGGAAGTTATCGTGAAGTTCACTAACCCCCAAATTCTGTTGGCTGCGGCCCAGAATTACGTTTAAGGAGCTAATTAAATGGCTATTTCACGCGCACAACTACTGA